CTTGTATCTAATCAGCTAGCTAACACAATTAACCGTGCTAAAGCTAAATATGCTGAACCTATGGCAAAAACATCATATGACCAAGCGCTGGCTAACTTACAGCATCAAGGCCTGATTAATCAATATTATGGGCGTATGCGTGAATCAGAGCTTGCAAGTGCTGGTTTATCGCAAGAACATCAACGCATGGCTAACGAACAAGCCAGAATGAAATTAAGCTTGTACAAAGATGCGTACAATGCTTTTAAGAATATGGGGGCAACCCATGACCAAGCGCATAATGCAGCAGTGCAACAAGTACAACAACAAGCACCACAGCAAGGCGCATTAAGAGAGCCTTATGTGCCAGAGTTTGCGGCCATGTTAACAGGCAAAAACATGCCAGAATACTTGTCCAGTATTGCACCTGAGCAACAAGCAGCGCAATCATACGCGGACTCTCTAATGCTGGCTCCTGAACAACCTCAGGGTTATACACCATTACAGCCAAACTTATTTGAGCCTCAATATTCACAGCGCTCTATGGAACTTGGTATGCCTGTAGAGTCTATGTTGCTAGCTCCTGAGTTACCACAAGGTTATACGCCAGCACAACAAAATTTATTTGAACCTAGTTATAGTCAGCGCCCTATGGAAATGCAGTTAACTGGGCAACGTCCGATGGCCATGGAATTAAGACCTGAAGAACAGGCAATGGCAGCGCCTGAATATTTACAAAGACCTATGGAAATGGAACTTACTGAAGGCATGCCGGCAAGAATGCCTGCTCCTCAACAAGCACAAGAACAACCAGTATCTTATGCGCAACAATTACAACAAGCGGGATTTAACACTGACAATGTAAAACCTGGCTATGCTGAGGCAGATGAGCTTTACATAAAAAGCCCATTGCATAGAAAAATACTAGAAGAAATGTCACCGGGAACAGGTATTAAAACTTACAATGATTTCCCACGTAACCGACAAATTACCACTATGACTTTACCAAGTGGCGCAACTAAAACAACCATACAATCATTGGGTGGTGCTCAAGGTGCCGCACCTGACTTTAAAGCACAAAGCCCAACTGGTAAATTATTAGAAGACTTAAGACATTACAGGGAAACAAATAATAAAGAAGGCGAAGAGTTTACCAAAAAAGCATTAGATAAAGCAGTTAAAGAAGGCCAGTTAGAGCTTGAACAGCTATTGAATAAACGCGATGAATATCAAGCAGCGGGAGATTATGGAAGAGCACAAGATTTCCAAGACCTCATTGACGCAAAAAAACGCGGCGCAACAACAACAATAAATTTAGGTAAAAATGAATACTTCAAAACTGACCCAAAAACAGGTGAAAAACTAGGGTATTACAGGCCGCAAACAACTGAAGAACAAAGAACAGCAAGAGCAAGGGTAGGTTTTACTTATGCATACCCAAATATCATAAAAGGCACTGAACCATACTCAGGAGATATATCGAAGGGTACCGCTAGATTAGTTGAAGATATAAATAATTACAAACTTGACCCTAAAGCAAGAGAGCGGCTAATAAACTTAGGTGTTGGGCAAAAATTTAAAATACTTGGTGCATTAGGCGAAATGCAGGCATCAGGCTCACCAAAAGTTAAAATTGCTTTGCAAAAATTTGGAGAAACAGTCGACCCTCGTTCAGTAATTGGCGCAAAACTACAAGACTTTTTATCAAAATCTTATGGCACTGACCCAGAACTTAATAACGAAATAGATTCTATCTTTGACCAAAAATTTAAAGAAATGGCTAATTTGCAAGAACAAGAACAAATAAAGAATCTTTATATACCTTTTGATGTTCCGCAAAAGTCAGAAAAAAAGACGTTAGCAAAAAACATAAGCTCTGGCGCAAAGAACATTAAAGCAGCTAATGTCATTAAAGTTACCCCAGAAATGGTAAAAGGATTGTGAGGTTATCATGGCAACTATTGAACTAGATGGTCAAAAATACGAATACGGAAACGGAGTCACATTAGAGCAAGTAAGAAAGCTACATTCCAAAACATTTAAAGCTTCGCCAAAAAAAGAACCTAAAGAACCTGGTTACTTTGAGACTGGATTTCCTAGAGGGGTACTGGGGCAATTAAAAAAATCAAAAGCAGGGTTGCAAGAGTTTATAACTGGGAAACCATCCGACTATGAAATGCCGGCAGCAAAACAAACTTTTCCTGAAATAGCTAGAGAGTATGCAGGTTCTGGATTAGCCCATATAGGAAAAACAGTATCAGGCGCTTTGGCTGGCGCAAAACTTGGAAAATCTTTAGGGCCGTATGGTAGTGGAATAGGCGCTTTATTAGGCGCGGCTGGAGCGCAATATTTAACACAGCCAGGGCCAAGAGTTGGTTTAGAGCGAATAGGTGCAGGTGGAACAGGGCTATTAGAAGCATTAACAGTAGGGACTGGTCATCCAGAAAGAATTAAATTAAACAGAGAAATTAGAGCACAAGAGGCTCAATTGCCAGAATATGGGGCAAAACTACTTGGCCAAGAATCAGAACTTGAAGCAGCAAAAAAATTAACCGCGCTTGAAAAACAAAAAGCCGTAGAAAAAACGGGTGTAAGTGACATAGGTTATTTAAAAAGAAAAAAATTGCTAGCTGAAAAACAATTATCTGGCTTGCCATCAAAGCAAGAATTAAGTATGAAAGATATTAGCGAAGAAAGGCCAGGGCTTCCACTGCTTGCGCCTGAGAAAGGGATGGGGGTCGCTGATATTGCAAAACAAAAAGCAGAGGACGCCGAAACACAATTAAAAGACATATTCATACAAAAAGAAAATGAACCTACGCACGAAACAAACATACATAATTTAATGAAACAAGACCTCTCAAAAAAACAAAAGGCTTTAGGTAAAGAATATCAGGATTTTAAAAAAGAACACGCAGAGAAAACTATTGACGAAGGCTATGTAAAAGACGCCAATCAAATTATAGACGAACTACCAGACCCAACAGTTTTACAACTATTTGGACAGGGCGTTGAATCTGCTGAAGAATTAGGCACAAGAGTTAACCAACAATTAATTCCTGTTACAAAAGATGTAAATACAATTTTTGACAATTGGCGTTCTTTGAATCGATATGCACAAAGAGCAAGAGGAAAGGCAACCGCTTTAGCAAAAGATTTAAGTCAAGATGAAAGGAATATATTGTTATCGGCCGCAAAAAAATATGATGCTGCTGCTGCAAAGCTAGAAACAACATTGACTAAAAATGGTTATAAAAGCTCCTTAGACAAAATAAAAAATTTAAATACTCGTTATGCAAATGAATATGCGCCTATTTATGATACAAATGCTTTTTGGTATATGGAAAAAGAAGGTAAAGCTCCTCCTAATTTTTTAGAAGCAATTGAAGGTAATGTAAAGGGCAAGCAAATTTTACGTGAAACCGTTAAAAGTAATCCAAATATACTAAAATCCGCACTAGGTCAGGCTATTGAAAGCAATCCAAAGTCTGCATTAGAAGGAAACAAGAAAGCTTTATTAAATCCATACATAAAAAGCCATGCGCAATCTAAGCCGTATTTTGAACAATTAAGTGAATCATTGAAAAGGTTGCCGTCAGCAGAAAAAGAACAAGCAGAGCTAATTAAAGAATCAACTAGAATTGAAAATGCCGGTAATGAGATACTGAAAAAAATAAAACTAAAAAAAGAAGCAGCTATTAAAAGAGAGGAACTTAGTGGGGTTGTTGCTAACACAGATGAATATATTAGCAGATTATCTCGCGCAATTTCTAATCAAGAAGAAAAAATGCGCACTACACAAATGACAAAAAATGAAATGGCGCAAGCCCTTAAACGATTAGAACAATTGCAACAACAAAGAGATAAGTTAGGGGTTATAAAAAATGGCCTTGGATTATCGGTTGCAAAATATGTAACAAGCTTTATAAAAACAGCACCAAGAGTTGTAAATAAAATTATACAATAAGAAATTGTATTATCGATGAACTAATAGCATAATGTTGTATTAAAAAAGGACTAAAAATGGCATTACCAAATCCGTTATATGTTGCCTGCTTCCCATTGCAGGAATATTTCGTTAACAAGGACACTGGATTTCCACTAGCAAATGGCTATGTCGAATTTTTCAGCGACCCTGCGTTTACAGTTCCTAAAGATGTTTATCAACAATCTTATGTTGCAGCTCCCACCGAAACATATACTTACACAAGTCTTGGCTCTGTATTGCAATTATCATCTGTAGGAACATTCCAAGATGCTAATGGTGCTGACATAATCCCATTTTTATTTCCTTACACTGGAACACCGCAAGCACCAGGAACAGTACAGTTATATTGGATACGTGTATGGAGTGGCAATCCTAGCGTACAAGGCTCTGTGTTGCAATTTACAAGAGCTGCATGGCCACCTAATTTAGTACAAAGCTCTAGCCCTACCGATGTATTTGAAAGCTCACAAAACTTATTTACCAACCCAGAGTTTTCAATAGTTAACTTTGTTCCTGACTCTGGACAAACATTCTTTACAATAAATGTTTCAACCACAGGTTCTATGCAGATTGCGCCTGGATGGTCATTAAGCTGGGCGGGAACAGGTACAATTAAACTAACCCAAGATTTAATAGTTGATGCTGCGTTGGTGCAAACTAACCCATCATATGCTTTAAAAATTGATGTTTCTGCGGGCGTTACTGATGTCAAACTTACACAAAGATTATTACAATCGCCAAGAATATTTGATGCAAGATATTTAAGTGTTGCAGCTTTTGTAAAAAGTGATAGCGGCACAGCAGATACAATCATAATGAATTATGTGGCAAGCAATGGCGCAACCTACCAAGTATTGAGTGGCGTTACATTAACAAACAACGCTTACGAATTATTAGCTGGAGTTGGTGGAGCACCGGTATTTATTACACAAACAAACAACACCGACTCTCCATTAACAGGTTATGTTGATTTTACTTTAGTAGTTCCGTCAGCAAGAATTACAACGTTTACAAGTTTTTTTGGCGTAACAGTACAAAATGCTTCATCTCTTGTAACTAACGTACAACAAACTAATGCCCAACAAACCAACGCAACGTTTTGGTATTACAAAGACCAGTTGGCATATAAGCCAATACCAAGCTATACATTAGGCTGGGATTTTAATATGAATCCATTTCAAGCCATGGGGCAGTCATCTGTTACATATAGTCCTGGGACAGGAAAATCAGCTTATTGCGCAGACCAGACTATTTTATTTCAAACATCGACTGGCGGCATATCTGTACAAAAAATTTATGGATTTGGTATCCAGTTTACGCAACTTGCAACCCCTACTGCTTTTGCAATGATACAGTATTTAGGGCAAGAAGAGGCGGTTGAATTATTAAACTCCCCTTTATGTGTGCAATTACGGGGCCTTATTACAACGGGCACTATTCAAGGTCAAATTAACTTATATTGGACTGCTGATACCAATTTACCCGCCTTAAATCCAAATAACTACAGCTTAGTTTCATCGGTATCAAGCGGTGGCGCACCAACAGTAGGTGGTGGAGGAAACTTTGGTAACTGGAATAAAGTAAATCGCTCAAATTTAGGTGACGCTAATTTTACATTAACAACCGCGCATACTAACTTTTCTTTTGCTGGATGGAACGCGACATTAGACCCAAATATAAATACAGCAAAATATTTTGCAATTGTTGTAAGCTTTGCCACTGGAACAACGGGCCAGGTTGTGTCATTAGAATATTGCTCACTGCAAAAAGGTTATATTCCAACAGCCCCTGCTGCGATGAATTTTGGCGAAACATTGGCGGGGCTACAGCAGTATTATGAAAAAAGCTACAACTTAAATGTCGCACCAGGAACTATAACCACTATTGGAAATGCTTTTTTTGGCGCTACAAGTGGAGGTGCAGGTGCCGCAGGAACAACATGTTTTTACAAAACAACTAAGCGTGCAGCACCTACATGGAACTCAGGCACAGGGGTTTATAATCTAGCTCTTTATTCAACGCAGGGTGCGCTTAATAATGTTTATAACTCTGTGCTTGGCGACAACGCAATCTCTTCTGTTGCTAGTGGCGTGTCTAATTTTTCTTTTACTTATGCAGGAACCGGTGGTGCAGGCGCAGTTGGCAATGGCATGTCGCTACAATGGGTTGCTGATGCGCGTTACGGAATACAAAATTAAGGAATCAACATGTCAACAAAATATAATGTTATAAGAGATATCAACGGTAGTGTCACAGGAATAAACGGTTTTGGTATACAACCTAGCACGGATATTCAAAATGGTTTGCTTGCTGCAACTGTAGCGCAAAGCATAACTGTACCTGATAACTATCCAAAATGGATTGCAATTTTTAGCTACCAATCAGGTAAAAACGTATTTGTTAGCACAACAGCAACAGCCGCGGTTCCTGCTGGCGCTTTTGGTTCTGCAACATCTTTATTAAATCCGCCTGCCTTGCAAGTTAATGCGGGTGATAGCATCAGTTTAATTACAAATGACACAGGTGGCGCACTTGTATCAGTGCAATTCCAAGTGATACAAAACTACCAAAATTAGGCGGTGAGACATGTCGATTCCTATTAGTCAACTTACACCAGGAGGGTTGCCAAACGGCAATATAGAGTTGCCAGCAACCAACCCTTTAAACTTAAGCCAATCTATTAATGGTACAACTTTAAAATACAATCTAGTTGACATACTACAGTACATTTTAATTGCACAAGGTTTCACAACTTATACAAGTTGCCGTGTTGCAACAACCGCTGCCTTAACTGCAACTTATGCAAATGGTGTAGCAGGTGTAGGCGCTACACTGACTAATTCTGGCGCACAAGTTGGGTTGCAAATTGATGGTGTGACTTTAGCGTTAAATGACCGAGTGTTAATTAAAAATCAAACAAATACATTTGAAAATGGTATTTATGTTGTCAGCAACATAGGTAATTTAACAACAAACTGGGTTTTAACTAGAGCAGATGATTATAATCAGCCAGCAGAAATTGTTTATCTTGGTGTTGTTGCAATCACCCAGGGCACACAAAATGCAGGCCTAATATTTCAAGAAAATTCGCAAGGGCCTTTTGTTATTGGTACAAGCCCAATTACATTCCAGCAATTACAAATCGACATTACGCTATTGCCTTCTGCAAGCCCTGCTAATAAGATTTTAAGAAGTGACGGTACTTACTGGGTGCAAAGCACAAATGCTTCTCTTGACTCTTCCGATAAGCTTTACAACTTATCTGAGTTGCAAGTTGACAATATCAATATTAATGGCAACTCAATTACTTCCACTGACGTGGGAGGCAACATTGTCATTACACCTAACACTGTAGGAAGTATTGTTTTAGATGGATTAAATTGGCCGCAAGTTGATGGCACAGCTAACCAAGCATTAGTGACAAACGGAGCTGGGCAATTAGGATGGGCAAGCTTTGGCGCACCTTTCACACCTGCCGCATTAACAAGCACATCGGATTCTAACGTAACCATAACACTTGGTGGCACACCGCTAACAGCATTATTGCAAGCAACAAGTATCACTATGGGTTGGTCGGGATTATTGCCAATTTCGAGAGGCGGTACTAATACAAGTACATTAGGCTCTGCTGGGCAATTAGCGCAGTCTGACGGCACAAAATATGCTTGGACTACCGCAACATATCCTGCAACTGCCACCGCAACTGGCACGATTTTAAGAGCTGATGGTACTAACTGGGTAGCAACTACTGCGACATATCCAGCAACGACTACCATTAATCAGATTTTATACAGTTCTGCTAATAACGTTATTAGCGAAATAACAACAGCTAATAGTGCTGCTTTAGTTACAAATGCCTCAGGAGTTCCAAGTTTTACTTCAAGCATGACAGATGGCCAGCTTGTTATTGGCTCAACTGGCGCAACCCCTGTTGTAGGCAGCATTACTGGCTCTGGTTCAATCACAGTAACTCCAGGTGCTGGCACAATTCAAATATCAAGCTCGGCTGGTGGTGTAGTTAATCCAGGCACGGCAAATGAATTAGCTTATTATGCAACAACTGGCTCAGCGGTTTCTGGGTTAGCTAGTGCAAACAATGGTGTCTTAGTTACAAGTGGCACAGGCGTTCCAAGCATAAGTTCTACATTACCAACTGCTGTACAAAGCAACATTACTAGTGTTGGCACAATTGGCTCTGGTACATGGCAAGGTAACACTATAGCTGTAGGATATGGTGGCACAGGAGCAACAAGCGTTGGCGCAAATGGCACTTTAGCTCAAAGTAATGGTTCAATTTATACGTTTACTACAGCAACCTATCCAAGCACGACAACAGCGAATCAATTGCTTTATAGCTCTGCAACAAATACAGTTGGTGGCTTAGCAAGTGCTAATAGTGCAACTTTGGTAACTAATGCGTCTGGAGTCCCTGCTTGGACAGGCTCTATGACTAATGGCCAAATTTTGATTGGGTCTACGGGAGCAACGCCTGTTCCTGCAACGATTACAGGCACAGCAGGAATTACTGTAACGAATGGCGCAGGGTCTATTACTATTAGCGGTGGTGGAGGCGGATACACTTGGACTGAGGTCACTGGCACAAGCCAGACGATGGCGGCAAACAATGGATATATTACGAATAACCCAGCCCTAGTTACTTTGACACTTCCTACAACAGCGGCATTAGGCACAACGTTATCAATAGCAGGCAAAGGTGCTGGTGGATGGAAGATAGCGCAAAATGCTGGGCAAGAAATTTTCTTTGGCTCAAGCGCAACCACAATTGGAGTGACTGGATATCTGCAAAGTACACAGCAATTTGATAGCATAGAATTATTGTGTATCACGGCTGATACTCAATGGACAGTCATCACTGGGCCACAAGGCGCAATTACTGTAGCGTAAGGAATCGATATGGCAACTAATAATGCAGTAAATAACAGTTTAACTGGGCAAACAGGAACTGGTAGTTTTGTGGGGTCAACAGCCCCGACGATGTCGAATGCTACAGTTGATAACATAAATATTAACGGTAATACAATTACCAGTACTAATTCCAATGGCAATATTCAGCTTAATGCAAATGGGACTGGGCAGGTTGAAGTTGATGACCCAGGGTTAGAAACTGGCGGTATTTTAATTGATGGCGCAACATTTAACACAGCATTTCGTGTAAATGATATAGGCGGAATTGCCCCTGCTCAAGTCATTTTACACAAGCACAGCACATCATTAGAGCCTATATTGTTAAGCGCAAGAAGCAACTCTAATACTTCTGCTCATGCGACTGTTACTAACGGTATGCCAGTAATGACAATCTATGGCACAGGATGGCTTAATAGCTATTATGGCACAATGGCAAGCATTACTTTTAGTGCTGACGCAACAGGAACACTAGCAGATGGCTCTGCGCCTGGCAGACTGCAATTCAACGTCACGCCAAATGGCGCATTATTGCCAGTTGAGGCTATGCGAATTAACAATAATGGCGTTGTAACACTTGCTAATGCATTGCCAGTTAGCTCTGGCGGTACAGGTGCAACATCACAAACAGCCTATGCGGTTATTTGTGGCGGAACAACTTCAACTGGTGCTTATCAAAGCGTGGCTTCTGTTGGAACTGCTGGACAAGTACTAACTTCAAACGGTGCGGGCGCATTGCCTAGTTTTCAAAATGCTGCTGCTGGCGGTGCTGATGCAGCTTTTTCATTCCTTTTAATGGGCGGGTAGAATATGGCGACAACTTACAAGGTGCTTGCTCAAAGCAAGCCAAGTGCAACAACATTAACAGATGCTTATACTGTACCTGCTGCAACTACAGCAACAGTATCTACAATTACAGTAGCAAATCAAAGTGCTACAGCAACAAGTTTTAGGGTTAGTGTGGCTGTAAATGGTGCAGCTGATACGGCAGCTCAGTATTTATACTACGATATTGCAATACCTGGTAACAACACGTTTGCAACCACAATCGGGATTACCCTTGGAAGCGGGGACGTTATACGTGTATATAATACTTTAGCGACACTTTCTTTTAATATTTTTGGCGTTGAAAATACGTAGGAGTTACTATGTCACAAGGTTTTGTAAATCCACAAACAATTACGTTGCCGTTGCCAGTAAGCGATGGCGGTTCAGGTAGAGCATCGACTACAGCCTATGCAGTAATATGTGGTGGCACTACAAGCACTGGTGCAGAACAAAGTATTGCAAGTGTCGGTACTAGTGGTCAGGTTTTGACATCAAATGGCGCAGGGGCGTTGCCGACGTTTCAGGCTGCTTCTGTTAGTCCTGTAACAGTAAGTGCAACAGGTAGCGGAGGTAGTTCAATCCAATTTTCTAGCATACCATCAACCGCTAAAATAATTTACATTAATTTTATGGGGTTAGCGTGCTCTTTAGCTGGAGACCTTTGGGTAAGATTGGGCACAAGCGGAGGCCAAATCACATCTAGTTATGTTTCGGCCTGTTGGTCTGGAGTCTCAGGAAATGTTGTTAACGGTTCTACAAATACAGGGTATTTTGTAATACAACAATCAAATACTTATACGGCTTCGACACCAGCTACTGGCACAGTTATTTTAACATTAAGTGACAACACTAATAATACCTGGACAATTAGTGGTGGTGTAACTGGCGGAACAAGTGCTAAAGGCTCATCCACGGGTGGTTATTTAACATGTACTAATGCATTAACTGATGTGTACATTGGTCAATCTGGCGGTGGTACCTTTAATGCTGGAAGTGCAAATATAACTTATTTTGGTTAAGGATAAATTATGTCACAAGGATTTACATCACAACTACCCGTCCCTTTGCCAGTTGCGCAGGGTGGAAGCGGATTAACTAGTACAACCGCTTATGCCGTAGTGTGTGGAGGGACAACATCTACAGGAAATTTGCAATCTATTGCATCAGTAGGAACATCTGGACAGTTACTTACCAGTAATGGCGCAGGGGCGTTACCTACGTTTCAAGCCAATGCAGCTAGTACTGGAGCAGCTAAAGCATGGGTGAATTTTAATGGCACAGGCACGGTTGCAATAAATACCTCATTCAATGTTACGTCAATCACAGATAACAATACTGGAGATTATACAATAAATTTTACTACGGCATTTAGTTCGGCTAACTATGCGGTTTCTGGAACTTCTGCTGACACAGCAGGTTCAAGGGTATTTTTCGCATATGCTGGCAATAATGGCTCGGGTTCATATTTTTACGTAGCACCAACTACAACCGCTGTAAGAATAGCAACTACGACTTTCGCTGGTCTTTTTGCAGACTCTTCAATAGTAGGTGTTGCATGCTTTGGAAATCAGTAGAGGAGTAATTATGAACGAAAGAATAATTTATAAAAATCCTAATGGCAGTGTAAGTATAATAATTCCTTCATTAGAGGCTTTGGAGACAATGACAATTGAAGAAATAGCCATTAAGGATGTTCCCCAAGGCATTGAATACAAAATCATTGATGTTAGCGAATTACCACAAGATAGAACTTTTAGAAATGCATGGGAGTATCAAGAATGAGTATTGTAATTAATTTAGACAAAGCAAAAGAAATTACTCACGCAAAACGCAGAGAAGTTAGAGCGGAAGAGTTTAAGCCATTTGATGCTGTAATCGCATTACAGATTCCAGGTGATGACCATGACGCGGCCGAAGCAGAGCGAGTAAAGATTCGTGAAAAGTACACAGCAATTAAAAATGATATTAATACTTGTCCTGATGTGGATTCTCTAAAACTGATTCATGATTCTTTGGGTGGATGATATGGCGAAAACTCCAGCATGGCAACGCAAAGAGGGTAAGGCAAAATCAGGTGGATTGAACGCTAAAGGTCGTGCATCAGCCAAAGCTCAAGGCATGAATTTGAAACCACCAGTAAGTGCTGAGCAAGCCAAGAAATCACCAAAGGCAGCCGCCCGCAGGTCATCTTTTTGCGCCCGAATGTCTGGCGTTAAAGGAGCCATGAAGGATGAAAAAGGCAGACCAACACGCAAAGCATTAGCACTTAGAAAATGGGATTGCAAATGACACACAAAGAAATTTGGGACAAGCCAAGACCCGCAAAACTTGGCAAACCTAAACCACTATCACCAAAGAAGAAAACGGCTGCAAAGGCTGCTGCTAAAGCTGCGGGCAGAAAGTATCCGAATTTGGTTGATAATATCCGTATGGCGCGCAAAAAAGGAAAATAAATCATGGCAATTTTAAATATTGTAACATCTGTAACTGGACTTGTGGGTGTAAATCCTCGCGTAGTCTACATTGACACCAATGACACTTTAGCAACTGTAACTACTACTGGCTACTTAAATAAAGCCCAACAAGAAGGCGCTAGTCTCAAAGAATCAGATATGGCGTTAGTAACTATCAAATCATCTCCAAGTGCTACAAGCGTACAAGTAGCATGGCTTGAAATCAGCTATAGCTCCGGTAACTGGTCTTTGGTTGCTTCAAGCACCACTTTACCTTTAGCTACTGCAAATATCTTGGTGGGAAACGGTGCGGGAGTAGCGACAGCAGTTTCGATGTCTGGGGATGCGACAATAGCATCATCGGGTGCATTAACAATTGCAGCTAACGCAGTAACCACTACAAAAATCATCAACGCGGCTGTAACTAAAGCAAAACTAGAAACTGCATTACAACCTGCTGCTGTTGTGAAATATGCAAACAAACACAACGAGGCTGGCGGCTCTGCAACTGTTACAATTACAGCAACTGGTGCAGCTGCTACAGATTTAGCATTTGTTGCTATTGAATCAAGTGCTAACCCTGTAGAAATTCAAAAAGTAACACCAACTGCTAATACCATTACTGTTTTATGCTCTGGCGACCCTGGAGCTTCTGTTTTTGCTTGGCAAGCATTAACATTAACCCCATAATAAAAAGACCCCAGAAAATGGGGTTTTTTAATATAAGGGTGAAAAATGTCTAAAATAAAAAATGCTATGGTAATAACATTAGGGATTTTAATCATTACATACTTTGGGTGTGCAATGATGTTTCAAGAAATAGAAACTTATGAAGTTGATGTGATTGAAAAAAGCCCATTATTTCCCTATCAAGAATATGATTATTTAACCACTGAAGATACTATTTATAATATCAACAAAGAATCAAGTGTTGTTCCTGCTTTCTACCGCACAGATTTTGCAAGTATACCAAAAGCGCTGTGGTTTATTGATGCGCCATATAAATCATCGTTTGTATATCCATCTATTTGGCATGACTATAATTACAGTTGTCCTGAAAAAAGAACAAGAAAAGAAATTGATGACATGTTTTTTTGGTTATTGCGTAATGAAGGCAATTCGTTATATTCAAGTTTAAAAATGTATATTGCAGTTCGTATATTCGGCAGGTCACATTTTACTGAAAACAGTGTTTGTGAGGAAATTGTTGTACAAAAAGAAAAAGAATATTACAGCAAGGAGAATAGTAATCATGGCTGATTTTGAGCTAGCATTTAAAAAAACAATAAAACATGAAGGCGGTTACAATGATGTTAAAGGTGATGCGGGTGGCGCTACTAATTTTGGTGTTAGTTTGCGGTTTCTGCAAGATGTTTATAAGGGTTTTGACTGGGTTGACATTAATAATGATGGCAAAGTTGATGCGGCTGATATCCGTGGCCTTACTCTTGACGATGCCAAAAAAATCTATTTTGAGCATTTCTGGAAAAAGCAAAAATGTGACTCAATAGCATCAAATGAACTTGCTGCAAAGTTATTTGATATGTCTGTAAACATGGGCTTGACTCAGGCAGCTAAGTTATTACAACGTGCTTGTAATGCGTGCGGGAAAAGCTTAGATGTTGATGGCAAGTTAGGCCCTGCAAGCATGATTGCAATTGATACTATTTCCAGTCAAGAACTAATCTCTGCATTGCGCTATGAGTGCGTACAGTTCTATTTAAGCTTAGTAGAAAAAAATGCTACCTTTTCAAAGTTTCTTAAAGGCTGGTTAAAAAGAGCGGTAAGTTAATGGCTGAGCGTGACGAACAGATAAAATTGTTCAACTGGATTAACTTGCATTATGAGTTAAAAGACTTGGCCTTTAGCATACCCAATGAGGGTAAGCGTAGTTTAATTCTAGGGCGATTATACAAGCGTATGGGCTTGCGTCCTGGAACCCCTGACATATTTATACCTTATCCAACAAAAACGTACCACGGCTGTTTTATAGAGCTTAAATGGGGCAAGAATAAACCTACTCCTGCGCAAAGTAATTTTATACAACGTTTAAAAGATAAAGGTTACTATGCAGAAGTAATATGGGGCGCGGATGCAGCAATTGAGGCGATTATAAATTACCTTAAAACTTAGACGCTACCCGTGAGGAGTGCACGAGTAGCTTAGGGACGATTTAACTACCAAGGGATGTCATCATCAAAGCTTACTATCTCTGGCTCTTTTACATTACCACGATTTTCATTTGGTTGTGAAGCTTCACGCTGGCTTTTTGGCGTAAGATTTTTAAACTCATTAACAATGATATTAGTAATGTTATGCTCTACACCATTTTTATCAGTGTATTTGTTGGGCTGCATCTTACCTTTCACGTAAACTAAGTTGCCAACTGAAGTTTTTTTGACAATGATTTCAGCAAGCTTTTGATAAGTTTGCACTCCGAACCAAGTAGTCTTTTCTTGCCATTCTCCTTGTTTATCTTTCCATCCATCTTTGACAGCAATTGATAATTTTGTCATAGCACTACCACTCGGTAATGTTTTTGATTCAATGTTTCCAACGTGCCCTATGATTGTAACTTCGTTTAACATGATTGAGTTCCGTTATTTTTATAAAAATTATTATTTTTTTTATTTCAATTTGCGCCCATTTTTTAGGATTCTTCGCTCTCATCTGTTGATGCTTCAGTATGTTCAACAACGCCTTTAACATCATTATTCTGAGAAAGCTCATTCTGAACCCTTTTTTCTAATCTTGTTATAAAATTATCAGCCTCAAATGCAGTTAATTTTGATAGCGAATCTTTTTTATAAAACTTTTTAATTGCGTCAATAATACGTTCATATGATATATCGCCAAGCATCATTAAGTCATCAATTTTAGTAACTTGTTCTTCAGTTATCATTACCACTTCAGATTTAACAACCTGAGCATCGTAAACATTGCCTGCCACTGGTTTATCTTCTGGTATTTTTGACTTGCTTTCCGGAAGTTCTTCTTCAGCATAAGTTCCTGCAAATGTGGATTGAAATGCCATTCTTATAGCTTGTGCTTCAGCAACTTTCTTAATCATTGTTGCAGGCTTACTTTTCCATAACCCTTGCTTTAAGTCATATTCTGTAAGCTCAACATAGACATACATTGTACGTGACGCTGATTTACGTTTTACCACGCAATACGCACCAATTAAGTGACCTCTGTTAGCTATTTCATACTGGTGTTGCACTTCTCCATTCCACATTTGGAATTTGTCATTGCTATATACTGCATCAACCAAATGATAATCATAATCTGGTTGGCGTTGCGCTGCTATTCTATATCCATCTCGACCGATAAATATTTGTGCTGCGCCGTTACCGTATTTAACAAGCCAGATTTCTCTTAAAAAAGGATTAAGTGCTGTAGCTCTACCCATTTCAATAAGCATATTAAATTCTGTATCTGTGGCATTTTTAGCATAAGCCTTTCGTATATCAGCCAACGATTTATTATCTTCCCATAGAGCCAATACTTTAGTTTGCATCTTTTCAGCCAATGCAATTTGCTGTAATTGTGTATTCATTTATTCACCTTTTACTAAAAATGTTCTGCCACGCTTGTTTGCTTTCCAGCTTACAAGTACTTTACCGTCATTATCAGTCAAATATTCAGCGTCTTTCATGTAGTCCATGATATTAAACTTTGTAATTTCTTCAGTCTTATCCAATAATGCGCGTTGAACTTTAATATCTCGCAATGTTTTGAGTTTTTCAAAATGCTCTGCCTGCATAACAATGCTTTTATCGGCATCACCTTTGTACAAGTACTTCATATCTGCGTATTGTGCCGCAGGTTGCTCACCTGATTGCACGCAGCTCCAGAATTTATGACAAGCCTCAAGTATTTCATCTTCAAGCCATTCATCACGCACATATTCATACTCACGATAATCTTGTCCACCGATTAAAACCGCACAGTAAGCCTTCGAAGCGTTTTTAACATTACAATAAAAAGCTATCTGCAATAAATACCTGCGTGGAATTCCAGTACCTTCTTGCCCCCACTCATGACTCATGAATTGATTGCAAGTTTTAACCTCAAGAACAGCATCAAGCTCAGGTATATAGCCATCTAAGTTACCTCGCAGATACTCATATTTAGAATGTATAATAGTGTCTGGTTGCTCTACAGTTACGTTATTACGTTTAACAAACTCTTGCCTAACCAAATCCTCTAGCATACTACCCCAGTAAGCTTGAGGACTTTGCGTGTCATCAAGCTCTAGTTCACCGCGTTTTTGTAGCCACAATTGAACTGGTGTCATGAAACTTGATTGCCCCATGATTATAGGCACGTCAGAGCCTCCTATACCCAGCCTTCTATCTATACGTTGTTGTTCAGTTAACATAGTTTCTCCTTTATAATAGTTAAAATAATTTTATCATATCTATTGTAAAAGTAAATTTATTTTACTAATATTGTTAGCAACGGAGGATTAAAAAATGACATTAGAAGAAGCAAAGCAGTACTTTAAGACATATTATAAGATGGCAAAAACTTTAAATATAACGCCACAGGCAATACAGTTTTGGCGCAAACAGGGTTATATACCATATTTGCATCAACTTAATTTAGAAAGGTTAACTGAAGGAGAATTACTAGCAGACGATGTGAACACGCATAGCAAGTTTTATAAGAGCAGATTAAATAAAAATAACAATAACACAGGGAGTAAAGATGATAAGAGCATTAGCATGGGCATTGAGACAGCATCCTGACACAATCACGCCGCATGAAAAGTTAATTTTGATTGGCCTGGCTGACATGAGTGATGATGAGCAAATAGTGCGTGTATCAAGCATTAAACTATCTAAATTTACAGGACTTGATAGTGATGCTGTAACTGAAGCAATTAGCAATTTATCAGCGAAAGGATTTATCAAGTGTCTTGATGACAACTTAGATACTGAGTTTATGCAGTCATACAAGCTTATAGTGACGCGATGAGCTGCGAGTACATGATAAGACATACATTCTTAGAATTATTGCGCTATTACGCTGATAAGCCTTATGTATATTTTTGTCCAAAGTGTGGGTACAAGTGTTTTAAATCATATGGTGATTTATATGCTTGCTCTTATTGTGACTTAGAGTATGGATTTACAGGAAAAGCAGAAAACTATGGCAAATGGAAAAAAAACAGCATTGAAACGCTGCGCAAAGGCAAATTAAGAATGGCTGATGTTTGTGAAGACAAGCAGTGTAAAACATGTTATGCACAAGATAAATCTATGATTATGTGATTGTTTTAAATTATATTGTGATGTAAGATGAGGTTAGTTAGGAGTTCGTACCTCCCAGCTAACCTTGGCGTAGGCCATTGAATACCGCAACTTGAGGTTTAGGACAGTTACGGTATGGGTAAATTATAACCATACTATTCTCGTCTGTAAACCTCTAGTTAAAATTTTTCTAACTTAAGGAAAGAATAATGATAGATAGAAATTATGTAATTAGCATTAGTGATTCTGAGATGTCAGGTTTGTCTGTTTTAGGATTGGCTGTGCTTACATATATACGCTGCAACCAAGAAAAGTCTAATGATGCGAATATCAGCATTAGGCAAATAAAACAAAGATTTAGCTTAGATGATGAAACTGTTAATAAGGTAATAGCGGAAATTTTAAGAATAGTGGTATAAGTTGTAAAAATACAGCTTCCATGCTTTCCCGATTGCAGTCGGGGTGCATCTTACAACAACAATAACAACAAAAGGATTTTACCATGTCTGGACAAAAAAGCAACATTAATCAACGAGAACTTGGGTACAGAGCTGTTATACCTTTTTACATTCTTTGGGATACTGATTTAAATGGAAATGATTTACGTTTTTATGGTCAAATTGAGCAATTTGAGAGTAACCCGAATCCAGACGTAAACGCTACCTTTTCATACCAATGGATTGCAGACATGCTTGGCATTAATCGAAGAAACGCTATAAACATTGCAAATAAATTAAAGAAAAAAGGATATATAACTAGAACCAAAATAAATGGAAAAGATTATTTGTGGAACACTGTAAAAAAACGTGTGCTAGTGTCTTCCGGCGACACCCCACTAGTGTCGCACAACGACACCCCGCTAGTGTCTTCCAGCGACACCCAAAATACCAGTAAATTAAAAACCAATAATGAAATAGAAAATATATGTGAATCTGTCGATTCATCTCTTGTTACTCAAAGTGATTTAATAAATATTTACATTGAAGAATTACCTACATTGTCGCATCCGAGAAACCCACAAAAACCATCAAAAGAGCTTGCGAGGTTGTTAAATACTTTGATAAAGCGCTGGCCTGTTGACATTAGCGAAAAAGGAAATCAGTTAACCAAGGATACCTTTAGGGCGCTAATAAAAAAACTCAAAGAAATTGACTATTGGATGTTTAAGCCTGAAAAGGACGCTGGCATGATTGCATTTTGTAGAATTAGCAACATGCAAAGAGCTATAGAAAGGTTAATTGCACACGATAAACAAGGGAAAAGATGAATACTAGAATTTTAGAGCAATCGATTATGCTGGTGCTGGTCAATGGCGGTATTGATATCACCAACAAAAATTTATTACAAAAAGCGGTGATTGAATTAAAACCAAAAGACTTCACAGCATTAGCAGACCAAGATTTATTTAAACTTGTAGCTAATAAAATTAAGTCAGATTCAATTTACTACAGTTTTGAGTTGATGAGCGACACTCAACATCAAGATGTTATAGCGCGCATAGAGTATTATATTAAACTTGCAGATAATGGCGTATTTTTTACAGGGTTTGAAGATAATATTTTAAAGCTTAAGCGTTTTAATGCGTTAAAAAACAGAGTGGTGTATCTCGACAACATTAACAAAAGTTTAAACTCTGTGACTGATATTGACGAACTAGAGGCTTTGTTTTTTGATAATCTCAATGCAATTAACAATTTTGAAAATATTAGCTCAAGTAAACAAACAGACTTACATACTTTAATTGCATTAAATGCTTCAAATGAGCTGGAAAGTGTTGTTCATTATCAAACAACGTTTAAAAAACTCAATGAGTCATTAGAGCATAAAGGCATACGAGCTGGAACATTGTGTATAGTCGCTGGTGCTTCAGGTGTCGGAAAATCTAGTTTTTCTTTGTTTTTGCTTGATAGTATTGCAAGCCTGCAACCCGAAAAACAAAGCTTGTTTTTCAGTCTTGAATTAGACAAAATCGAGTTGATGGAAAGATACCTTGGCGTTTTGATTAAAAAACCTTATTCGCAAATGACTAAATCAAATATTGAAAAAGCGACACTTGCAGCAATAGAGCGTCCAAACATCAAGGTTTTTGATTTACTAGATTACCCCGACATAAAATATGTTCATAATATTATCAGGCATAGCATTTTATCAAGTTATAGTAAGCCTATCTCTGTTATTGTTATTGATTTCATCGGTCTTGTTAAAATAGAAGGTTATCGAGAATCAAAAGCGCAAATGCTTGAGGATATTGCTTACCAACTTTTATCATTATCAAAAAAACTCGGTTGTATCATCATACTTTTACAGCAAGTTAATCGTGATTATTATAAACGAGAAACCCATGATATTGTACCGATAGCCTCCGATGCTAGTGACAGCTCAGGCCCTGAAAAAGCTAGTAGCATATGGATAGGCATTGGACGACATACCGAGCAATCAGGTCATGACCCAAACCATTTTGAACTTGTTTGTCGTAAAAACAGGCATGGCTTAATGAATTTTAGAATTAGTCTAGAGTTTGCGAATGGAACTTTTAGAGAATTGTCACCACATTTCCAGTTTAGAAGACCTGTTAAACGTGATGACGAAAATATCTTGAATGTACTGTAATTAAATACCTAGCAACTTGTTGCATTGTTCTTTAAGTTGCTTTTTTCGTTCTAATAATTGTGGTATTTCAACGTGATTAGTATCTAAAGTGTCAAATATAGCATCTAACAGTCCCAAAACCTGGCCAAGCATGTAAGCAAAATGTGTAACATGCTCACGTTTTAATTGAGCCATAGTTCTTACTTTTGATACCGTGATGGGCGGTTCAACTTTATACGATTTAGGTGTCGGATTGGACGGCTTAACGTCAACAGGTATATTGCCACGCCGGTATGGTATTTTATCATCAATAATCTTTGCTATAGCTTGCTTACATAGTTCAATATCTTCTTCTTTGACATCTTTAAGTCTACGTAAGGCCACCATACGGTGATACTTTATTTGCATATATTGAGCGATAAGTGTTGCTGTCATCCCTGATTCAACAACAAGCTTATCAATGGGTGAACGATAGTATTTTTCTATTGCCATATAAATCCTTAGTAAAATACCCTCTAAAACGAATTTTAAAGGGTATAGATTGCATTTTTTTAGTTAAGTAGTACAAAGTATGCGGGTTACTTTAAAAACACGCTATATCATCGTTAGAATCGTTTTCTTGATTAACCTGTAATTCTTTAATAACTTGCTCATGCGACAAGATGTAAATCATGTCTTTGTGTACGATAACTTTTTGCAAATGCGCATCGTGATGTGTATATAGCAGGCGCGCCATCTCTTGACACTTTGATTCATAAGCAAATTCTAAACGCTCCGCGCGATTTACGATTAATATGTACATGTTATCCCCTTATATTGTTTGTTAAATATTGTTTTTTTCACGTAACCAAGCCAAATATTTTTTGTCATCAATAAGTATGCGCCCACCATCTCGAATTAAAGCACATGATTCAGCAAGTCCATTGCGATTGCGGTTAAATATTTTCCAGCGTAGCCCACCGAAGCTTTCGAAGGGATAGGCTTTTACAAATTGCTTAATTGTGTAAAGTGTCATTTTCAGTGCCCTTAAGTTCTGCAATGTCCATTTTGATTTTGATAAGTTCGTTTGCTGTAAACTTTACAAATTCTTTAACATGCGCAACGCTTTTTTTGCTGTACATGTCTTCAGTTTCAAGAATGTTAAAGCAGCCTTGCAAATAAGTAAGTTGGTTTAGCATGTAGTCAATTAAGGTTTCATTTGCTGTTTTCATTTTATTATTCCTCATTTTCGTCGTAAAAGTTTGTGTATGTATAGCAATCATCGCCGTCGCTGTCTGTTGATACAATAACGTTTTTATCATGCATATACTTTGTGATTTTATCGTCATAGTGGCGCGGGTAATCTTTAAGTATTGTTGAAGCAGGTATGACCAGTTCATCAAGAACAAACGGTTCATAAATGCCGTTAATATAAATATCAAAGTCTTCAATAATTTCATCTAGTGTCATGTTATCTCCTTGTATTTTTTGTTAAAATTATATTATATAGTATTGTATTTGATTGTAAAGTGTTAATTGAGTAACTAAATATCAAGCATATCGTCACATGCTGCTTCAATAACATCCCAATTTATGCCAAC